AAAAAAATCAATGCTCCTGGCGCTTTCGTAGAAGGTATATTCAAGCCCGAATTAAATAGGGTTATGGAATCCTTAAAAGCGCTAGATGACCGTGTTCGTTCAGAATTAACGGGTAAGAAAATTGGAACTGCTGAAGCTCCGGCTATTGCCACTTCTGCCAAGGACCTTTTGAAATTGGCACGTACTGCTTTTAATCGTAGAGAATATATGTCTGGAGTCTCCGATTTAGCTATGTTCCATAAGAAAATGCAGACTATCGTTAATGATATTGACAAGTTTTTCGTTGATGTCAATAAGATTCATCATAAGTTCCTATTTGAGGGAGTTGATGATGACAAGATCAAAAGACTTCGTGAACACATGGAGCCTAAAGCTGCTTCTCTGATTGCCGATCAGTTGCTCAAAGAAGCCGGCCTTGTTGACTTCTTAATGAACATTGGTACCAAGTGTGGTCGCGGACTTGCAGCTTGGGAAAAGAAATATCCAAAAGAGACTAAGGCTCTTCGTGATGGTGGTATCAAACTACTAGATAACGCCGAGGCTTTGTTGGCTAATACTATTTCTGTTATGAAAGAAATGGCAACTGCTCGCGCCACACGTAGACCAGACGATTATATGGATTCTGCGAACAAGATCAAAGCAGATTTCAACAAGTTTGATTCTGGTGATAGAGGATTCAAATCATATTACCAAACTGCTATTATGCCTTGGATGAAAATTAAGGACGAGATGGAAAAAGAGCAAGCAAAAGCTCAGCCACCAGCTCCAGCAGGCCCACCAACTGGTAAGACCGAATTGGGTACAGAGCCACCTCCAGCAGGACCAGCAGGTCCAGCAACTCCACCAAGTGGTCCAGGTGGCGGCGGCATGACAGTTCCACCAATGGGTGGCGGGTTTGTAAACCCATATCCTGGTGCACCGGCCGCTACTCCAGCTCCAGCTCAACCAGCCGCACCAACTGAGGAACAAGCTCCTGACACCGAAAGAACTCCTGGTGCTCAGCAACAAGTTCGTATTGCTCCAGGTGTTGGAGAACCAAAGATTAGAGTTGCCCACGCTAAGTTTTATCAATCACTAGAAGCTATGAGTGGAGAATCTCCAAATATCGTTTGCAGTTACATTACTAGATACGCTAAGTCTATCCAAGGAGATGATCCGGAAACGGCTATTACGCTATTCTCCCTTGTTAAAAACCTAAAGGGGTAATATGCCAGTTCAGGGTAAAGCGAATTTAGGACCCAATTTCTACCCGAAATTGATTCAGATATCCCAAGAGTTAGGAATGAAGCCGGAAGACCTTCTGGCCGTCATGACGTCGGAGTCTGGCCTAAATCCTTCTGCCTATGAAGAAAAATACAAAGGATCTGGTCTTATTGGATTTATGCCTGATACTCTCAAAGGGTTGGGCTATAAAGGTACGTGGCAAGATTTTACCAAGCTATCTGGTGAAGAACAACTTGACTGGGTTAAGAAATTCATTCAGGGTAAAAATGGACTGATGAATGGTCGTAAGTTTACTTCTGCCGGGCTATACTACACAGGTAATCTATGGCCTATCGCTTTGAAACTACCAGGTGTTATCAAGGGAGACCCCTCTACACGAATTTTAGAATCCAATCCAGAGACTGATGCTAGTGGAAAATATAGCAAGAAGTATTTTGACCTTGGATACAAGATCAGTAAAGATTTTGAAGGCAAAGCATATAAAGCTAATCCTCTTTTTGATCATGATAAAAAGGGATACATCACTTATGGTGATATGATTAAGCAAACAGAAATCAATAGAAAGAATCCAGTGTATCAAAAAGCAATTGCTAATATGGCCAAAGAAACTGGATATCAACCTGGTAAGGAAAAACCAGGTCAATTGCCACCTGCAATGGTTGCAAAAAATGACAACGCATTACCGGGACTGGATGGCATCATGGATAAATACTTACAGGAGATGCAGGTTGCCGCTACCACAACTTACGATTTGAAAAAGTTGTATAAGCGCGCTTTGCCAACTCATGATATTCTTATTCGTATTTCAGCACCAGACTATTCTAGTGCTATCGAATTTTCTAATGTGTTAACTTCAGCCCTAGATGAAGACCTACTATCTACTTCTTATCCACATACAGATGGCCATGATGTAGAGATTGAGTGCTCAATCTCAGGTCCAGAGAAAGAATGTTGCGCTGCTGTTCAACAAATGACTCGTGCGGTTGCCGAAGCTTTTAAGGAAGCAACCACTAAAATTGGCGGAGTTGTCATCAAAACTGAACAATTTACCAATAAAAAGTCATCTTATCAACCAATCAGCCCTAGAACTGCTGATACTAACCACAGGAAGTTCCTGCTCAAATTCATCTAAGGAAACGCAATGGTATCGGAAAAACAACTAATGGACACGATTCAGCAGCTTCAGGGTTCTGGAAAAACATTCGCTGAATTCTTAGCGGAAATTTTCAAGGACAAATTTATTGAAGTTTATGTTGGAGATGCTTACGAAGACGTAAGTACCGAACAAGTATCAGTTACCTATCCCGCTGTTTTCTGTGGAAAGGTTGTTGCCGCTTATCGCGAATGCCTAATCATCAATTGTGCTTATCCAGCATCTAGCCATCATATGCAAATTGGTAATATGATGTTTGTTAATGAAAGAGCTATCAGAGCTTTGAATGAAGTTGATGGTAAGGGTACTTTGGAAGATATGATGTTACGTAGCAAAGAGACTCTAGACATCAAAGCCGCCTTCTCTGAAAAGAAATGAAACACCAAAGACATGACCAACTCAGACACACTTCTACAACTGGCCAGTACTTATGAAGATAAGTGCTTACAGGGTTTGGTAAAGGTTGCGAGGATTCGCCAACTGCCAAACGGTAGCTATCGTGTGCTTTCTCAAAAGGGAAAGGATCTAGGCACTTATAAGTCTAGAAAAGCTGCTGAGAAGCGTCTTCGTCAGGTAGAATTTTTTAAGCATTTGGATAAGTCCAAAGCCGATGATCAGGGCAATGCCATTGCCCCAATTGATTTAACTGGTGCCGATGAATTCAGCTATTCCGCCCTTATGCGCAAGCTTCGTCAGGAAGCTAGCCCAGAGCAGGTAAAGGAATTCCTCAAGCTATTCAAACTACAATTTGATAGAGCAGTTAAAGGTAAAATTCATAAGCCAGAGAGAATAGCTTTACAGAATGCTATTATCAGGTTTCATAAGCTTCATCCAGTCAAACTAGATAAGAAGATGGTCAAATGTGCTGCGGTTGCTGAATTAGGCAATGCCGATCAAGTTGGCCAATATCTAGCTGGTATTGTTCATTTCATTTTGAACAGATTAGAGCCAGAGAAAAGACTAAGAGCTGCTCAAGTTTTGAAGCAGAAATTTGCTGTCATGAGCGAGAATGCTATTGCTGGTAAACATATGCCAAACGCGGCAGTGTATGGTCAGGCTATCACTTTCGTCAAGCACGTATTGTTTAACCAAGACGCTACCTATATTAGGGACGTTCTCAATAGCTTGTCGAGAAGTCTATGATTAGAAGGTTCCGCCCAGTTATTCCCAATGTTTTGTATCGCGGCTCAGCTCCAACCCCCAAAGATGTTCTGGAGCTAAAAGACAAACTGGGAATCAAAAAGATTGTTTCTTTGGATAAGTTGGCTGGCGATCGAATAGATCGTGCTTGTAAAATGCTTGGCATTGTTCATGTCAAATTGTATATTGACCATGATAGAAAAAGCTTGTACGATTTTTTATCTCAGGATATGAAAAAGCTATTCTTAGAAGACGGTCCAACATTTGTTCATTGCAAAGAAGGTAAAGATAGAACTGGATTAGCAACAGCTATAATTCAATGCAAATTCCTCGGTAAAGATCCTGAGAAAGCTATTCAAGAGGCAAAGGCATTAGGTTTCGGAGTTGGCATCGCACCTCAAACTACACATATGTTTGAGCAGATCATCCGTCACTGCAAGCCCGATAAGGATACTAATAGCGCTGATATAGTATCCAACGAACGAGAGTATATTGGTGATAACAGAGATACTTTTTTGGTTGAGGGGCACCAAGGTTCGTTCTCTCCATACTTAAGTCAGACCAAGCAGGACCCAATAGATTCGTTGTATCCATCTGACTTAGACCAATACCCTACACGTGAAAATTATGACAGCCCACCACTATTCCGGCATGATCCTAGTGAGAGTGTCACTCTTCCTAATGTGGGAGAATATGACAACGATGCTGGACAAAGAGGTTTTGGGCCAGTAGAACGTATGGACGGTTTCTTTTCAGAGGTAGGTCATTGAATGATTAAAAAGTCTTATTCTGTACAAATGAGCTATGATGTGTCTGACAGCGAAAAGCAGCAGGCAGAGAAAGCACTATTGTATTTTAAGGCTGCTGAAAAGTTCTTGATGCAGGCTGCTGATCATTTGAATATAATGAAGACGCCATTCAAGGATAACCCAGACATGACGCCAGAAGATGTAATGAAGGCTCGTGCCGTCATTAGACGTTTCAGAGATAAGGCTATCGACAATTTTGATAAGTTCAAAAAAGTAGCTTTTGACTGCGTTAATCTTATGCAAACTTTCGAGAGTGATACCCAAACTCTCAAACTCATGAAGTCATTTATTGCATCTATTGATGATTTAGAAGTAAGTGTTAATCAGTTCGCAGACCTGTTTAACGACTTGCAAGCTAAGGAATTCGTTAAGGATGTAACCACTTCTATTGAGCATATTCAAAAACAATGTGATGAGATTGATGAAATCATTGATGAACGAATTAAATCTCATATTCAAACTAATATACTGGCAAGTAGTTGGGTAGATTCAGTTAGCAATGACTTACAAATGAAAATAGAGAAAAAGACCCCACTAATTGTGGATCTCTATAATCAGAGGCAAGAACAGCTAAATGACGCAGTAGAGGAGAGGGCGCCATCAGGTAACTGAGAAAGATGGTAATATCGCTGCATATTAGATGAAGTTTTCAGTCTTAGACCGAAATTTGTAGCAATATTACATTATACCTGTGTGGTCTCCCATTTGGAGAGTTTATGTTTATTAAACACGGTGATGGAAAAATACTTAACGTCGTTGATGGTGAAGAACTCACTGAAGATCAAAAGAAAGCCGTCAAAGATCGTTCAAAAGATATCGTCAAACAATCTGACGAGTCAACTGATTCTTCCAAGAAGAAGTCAGGGAGCTAATACGCATGCCCATTATTAAATTAGGCGAAGCCCACGAAATTAAACTAGAGAACATGGAGTCGTGTCTTCCAGAGGTGAGTGCTGAGGTATTGGAGAACTTTAGAAAGTTCGCAACCAACCTAAAGAAGATTGCACCTAAAGCCGAAGACTTTCTATATTTCTCTGCCGTTATGATGCATGCTGCTGAAGCATCCGCTCTTAACGAAGATGGTACACCAAAGCTAACCCTACAGGGTAAACCAGTCGAAGTAGGTTGGGATACCAGTGGTGGTACATGGAAATGGGCATCTAATGACCCTAACATTAAGCCATACAAGAATTCTAATGGAGACATCTTTCCAGAAGCAGAATTAACCAAAGCTTACAAAAAGTGGAAGCACAAGCCTCTATGCGTGGATCATAAATCGAGTTCGGTTGACCATGTTAGAGGTTTTATTGTTGATACATATTACGATCGTGCTCTCAAGAGAGTCATCGCATTGTGTGCCTTAGATAAGGCTGGATTCCCTCAATTAGCTAGACAAATTTCAACCGGCGTTTCTAACTGTGTATCTATGGGTACTGCAGTAGGAAGAGCCATCTGTTATGACTGCGGTAGAGTCGCTCGTGCTGAGCAGGACTTCTGCGCTCATATGAAGAACAAGACTTGTTACGGTGAAATCAACGTAGACCTCAATCCAATTGAGTTATCTATCGTTGTTAATGGTGCTGATCCTAGAGCCAACATCAAACACATCATCGCCGCAGCAAATACAATGAACACTTATCTAGAGAATCGCGCTAAAGAACTAGAAAAAATAGCCGACCTCAAGTTTAGTGCCAATGTAAACGTGTCAGATCCAAATGGCGATGAAGGCGGCGGAAGCGCCCAATTCAACGTCGAAGCAAGCGACATTGATAGTTTTAAAGCAGAATTAGATGAAGCCTTTCGTAAGGTCCAAGAATTCAAGAACGTAAAAAATGCTGGAAAAGATACTAATTCTTCAACATATAATCAATCGTCGGGTTCGATTGCCATGGATTCAGGCGCACCCCCGGATTCTGGATTGGCTCTCCAAACTCCGCAAGCCATTAGGCTTGCATCCGCTGATGTAGAGGCGGAATCATTGGCTGAGCTTCAGCAAGTCACTGCATCAATTGAAGCTACGTTAAGTCAAATGAAAAAGAGCTTGGATAAGTTAGCTAAAACTACTTCTACTAAAATACAAGAGGAACACATGTCCGGATCAAAAGAAATCAATAAGCAAGCTTATTTCCAGGGTGGTGGTGGCGTAAATGAGCCAACTCCAGGCCAAGTTAAATATCCAAAAGACGGACTCAATGAGCAACTTCGTGAACACGAAGATAAGCACATGACGGGTCAGCCTCCTTTCCCTGAGGTAGGTCCAGTCGATGGAATGCACCCTTCTCCAGCTTCGGCTGATCCATCTGGTGAGTTAGAGCGTAAGAAGATGCTCGCTCGTGCAGAATCAGAAGAGCGTGCTCTCAAGCGTAACGCCATCGTTAATATGGCCAAAGACGCTTTGAAGAACAAAGAGGCTTATTACCTCGGCGGTGGCGGTGTAAACGAGCCATCCCCAGGCAAGCCAAAGTATCCAAAGGACAAGCTCAACGAAGAGTTGCGTGAGTACGAAGATAAGCAGATGGTTGGACAACCACCATTCCCAGGCGTAGGCCCAGTTGATGGTATGCACCCTTCCCCATCCTCAGTTGATCCAAAGGATGAGTTGAAGCGTAAGCAAATGCTCGCTCGTGCACAACTACGTGCCAGATTCGTCAAGGCTGCCAATGGTGACGGAACTCAGAACAAGGCAAAGAGCGCTTGGGAAGTATTCCTAGGTGACAAACTATTGCTCACTGCTTCTGTCTCCGAACTATCCGGTGGAAACACTGACGTTCTATATGACTCAATTGCTACTAAGGACTTCGGTGCCAAGTTGATCGAAAAGGTCAAAGTTCAAGGTGCTGATGCCGTAACCAAGCTAATCAAGAAAGCACAAGCTGCCCCAGGCGGTGCTCCACCAGCCGGTCCTCCAGCAGGTGACCCATCCAGCGCACCTCCTCCAGGTGGTGATATGCCAGCCCCAGATGCCGGTCCTCCAGCAGAAGACGCAGGCAAGTCTGGTGACCCAAAGCAAAGTGCAGTAGAACTATCTGAAAAGGTAAGAGACCTAAGCTCTGACCTCGTAGAAGCAGTTCGCGCTTTGACCGGTGAACAAGCTGAAATGGGTGGCGCAGAAGCCGCTCCAGCAGGTGGTGTGGGTGGTCCAGCCGGTGGTCCAATGGCCGCTGATGACCAGGATGCAAAGAAGAAGAGCAAGGATTCTATGGAATCTTCCGCTAACTTCAGCACATCCACTCTCAACACTTTGAGAAGAGAACTAAATGGCGCACTAACTCATGCAATGAAGGAAGCTATTGCAGAACTAACCGAACACCAGCAAGAACTTGATATGATTGTTGGCATGTACGATAAGGGTGCTGTCACTGATTCTAATCAAGACTTTGTAGGAACTATCGTAGACGATGCATTAGGTGAAGCTAAGACTGCTGTTGCAGACGGTTTCAAGCTAATGACCGCATTCGTCAAGTATGCTCGTGGTACCAAGGCAATTGTCAAGCGTGCTGAGATTGAATCAGAACTTGAGTCACTAGCCGAAGGAGATTCTATGAGCGAAAAAGATAGTCACTCCGCAGATGGCGGTGATTTGATGGGATTGATTAACGACACCAATGCAGACTTGGACGCAGTTCAAGAAATGATGGGTGACGATCAGGACCATATGGGTGGAGACGAAGGTCTAGAACCACATGATGAATCCCTAGAGGGACTTGAAGGTCTACTCGGTGGTGATGAGCACCATGAGGAACCACTACTAGAGGGCTTGGCTGACGACAACGATCTAACCTTTGAACAAGGCGAGAAAGTACCACCAGAGTTGGCCGGAAAGAAGTTAACTATGAATGGCTCATTTGATGATAGAGCAGGCCGCGCGGCTCTTAGAGCCAAGTTGGCTGCTGACGCTCTCGGTAAAGAAGAAGACGGAGAAATCCAGGATATGTCCAAGCAAAAGTGGAGCGATATGTTAGACGCTGCTGACAAGCACGCTGACGGTCAAACCGAATTGGACGTCAAGCCATCCGACAGCCTCGGATTGGTTGAAACCCTACCAGAAGTAAACAAGGCCATGATGGATGTCGCTAAGGCTCCACCAAAGGTTCGCAAAGAAGCAGAAGTCATTCAGAGACTCGTCTCTGAGGGCAAGCTTGATCCAAATGACGTAGAGGCCCTAGCTTCTTACGGATTGGATAAGGATGCAGTTGCTTACTGGAAGAAGTACTTCGGTGAAGTTGATGGCGGAAGCGAATTTGCCAGTGAAATGGTAAAGGAGCATGTCAAGGCAGCTATGGAAGAAGAGCTAAACACCTTCAGAGTCAAGCTAGCCCGTGCCTACGAACTAACCTACGACATGGTTGACCGTGGTCTGTGCAAGCACGACAGAATCACTATCTCTGACCAAGTTGATCAGATTATGAAGTTCAACGATGACGCATTCGAATCTCTCAAGAAGGTTGTTGCCCGTCATGAACCAGGTATGCTACGCAAGTCCGCAGGAAGCATGCCACAAGTTGGACTCAGAGTTGACGGAGAATTCTCTCCAGCTCAAGCAGTTGAGGATGACTCTTATACCCAGTTGTCAGCCCTCTTTGGTAACAAAAAGGGTGTGTTCTAAAGCTTAACCTAGAACGAGGATACAAATGAAAAACCAGAGCGTATCAGATTTTGTAGCCGCAACTATGAATGCGGTTCTAAACAGCAAAGAACACAAGTCGTTGTTCGATGTTCAATACAAGTATGCCAGTGCCGATAGCATGTGTGCCACACATGGTAAGATGGATAGCTGCGCAGCAGATGACCAAGATGCAAAGAAAAAGAAGGATTCTTCCGACTCTTCCAGCGCTTGGGATGACAACGATGCTCGTAAGGCTAAGAAGGATGATGACGATTCCTCTTATGCAGATGATGATGACAACGATGCTCGCAAGGCAAAGAAGGATTCCGATTCTGATTCCAGCGATGCAGATGATGACGACAACGATGCCCGTAAGGCCAAGAAGGATTCTGACTCCGACTCCAGCTCTGCTGATGACGCTGATCTAGAAGCTTCTGCCGCTTTCGACGTAGCTATCGACAGCTTGCTAACCGCATCTGCCGCTCTAGACTCAGTTGGTCTCGGTCGTGGTTCTGCCCTAGTCCTAAAGATTGCTTCCTTAACTGTTGAAGCCAAGAAGAAGGAAAAGGACACCAAGAAGTCCAAGAAGGACGACAAGAAGAAGAGTGACTCCCAGTCTGCTAAGGACAAGAAGTCTAATCCTTTCAAGAAGAAGGACGACAAGAAGTCTGACTCCAAGAAGAGCGATTCTCATTCTGCAAAGGATAAGAAGAGCGATCCAAAGAAGTCTGACAAGAAGTCTTCTTCTAAATCATCTAAGTAAATAACGGGTGAACATGTTTAAACAGGGCAGCTTTGAGGACGAACTCTATCGTTCGATGGAGAAGACTTTAGTCAAAAACCAGACCGAGAATGAACACGGTTTCAATAAGCTAGCTCAAGCTGCTGACCTTTTGAATACTGCGGCCGAGATTTTCGACCGTGTAGGTATGCAAGAGGAAGCAGGGGATGTTACCGACATTCTAAAAGAACTAGCTAAGGATCTCAAATGAGCAAAAGTCTATTTGAAGATGAACTAGTTTTTAGTATGGAGAAGCAACTGCGCAAGCAAGGTTCGGCCGAGAAGCCGAGCCTTTCTAAGGCCGCAGAGTGCCTCCATGCTGCTCTAGAAATTTTTGAGGAGCAAGGGCTGACTGCGAGAGCGGACCAAGTCCTACAACTTCTACAAAAGATTGCGCAAAGCAATGAGGCACGTGATGTTCAGCAAATGCCATCGGTTCACAAACTGATGGAAGCTGGATTGACTCAACGTGACATGCATGAGTTTGCTAAGGGCAGCCCAGTTGCCAAAGCTAAGTTCAATATGATTCTACGTGGACTTGGATACTCTGATCACCAAATTGGTAAGTTCATTGGTCCAACTAACGTTATGTCAGAAGATGATGCTAAGCAGGTAATGGATCCAAACCGTTCTTTTGGTAAGATTCATGAGTGGTTACAGAACCCAACTAAGCCAGTTGATCCTGTTAATCCACAACCAGGCGAAGAGCTTGAGTTCAAGAGCATTGCTCAAAAAAAAAGATCAGCGCTGACTGATCGTCATACCCACGGCCTCACCCCTGAAAAGGAAGTTGAGAATCTAAAGCATCATGGCACGCCATTCAATATGGCCGATGATGCTGATTGTGGCGTTGATATTGGTCGTCCAGTTCACAAAGGCAACTTGAGAGACGAGGATTTAGATCCCGATTTCGCCGAGTTACTTAAGTCACCATCTTTTGATATGGATGCTTCTGACGATGAATTAATGGGAATGGAGATTAAAGAAGATACTCTAGAAGTCTCCGAAGGTGACGTTTCCCTTGAAGATTTTGAGGACGAAAGAGATTAATCCCAACGTTATATAGTCATTAGAGCTGTATAGGTGATATAAAGGACACTAATGCTAAGACTAGTACAAGTTGGAAATACTCTTCCAGTCAGTTTCATCTGCGACCCATCCGCAGAATTTCAGCCAGGCCAAATAGCTGAACTTACAGTTATTGGAAATCAGGTAATGGCAACCGTTAGTAACGGTACTGCACCTATTGGCGTTATTGACGATATTAAAACCAAAGCATTTACCAACGTTTCTTGGAACGAATCAGTTATCGTTCCGGCTGTAGGTGTACCAGGTCCAGGTGGAGTATTAGTAACTCCGGTTGATATCAAAGCAGAACTAAGAAAGCCAAATATAGTTCCATCCAGTTTCAACTCTACAGTTAACGTAGTTTTGAATCCTGTGAATGGAATTATTACTTTTGTAGCTGGAACTCCTTTAAATTTGGACTTGCAAGGTACTGGACAGCCAAATGCTATTAAAGCAATTGTCAATTATACTTATCAAGTAGCTAATATTCCAGGCGATGATAGCACGGCTGGTTCTGGTAGAATGACGGTTTGGTTTGAAAGAATGTTTTTTCAAACTGACCAGTATGAAACCAATCAGCAGTATCCTGTCAGAGCTAACTTAGATGTTTCTGAAGTGGGGTTCTTGACCACTCGTAGGCCAAGTCCAATTCATCCTGCTGTTGCGATGGTTACTGCCCCACCTACTCCGATGAACCCCATGATCGAAGTCTTGTGGTTCTAAACCCCTTAGAATAGCTGCATATTCTTTTATTTAGTAGAAGCTTTCTATAATATCGCATATTGTAGACAATCTACTCAATTGAGGCCGAACAATGACTTTTAAACACATGAAATTCGAGGATTCTCCTACCATGCGAGCCTTAGAAAAGGTCGCAAAGGAAAA